GTACTAAAGCTCCTCCTATCTTACCCGCATCACCTGCGGCTTCTGCTATAGACTTTGCAACTTTAATAGCAGTTATAGTAGCTCCTATAGCTTCTAAAGTAGGACCAACTTTATCAGCAATGGCTTTTATCTTTTTCATCTTTTTTATATCTTCGTCTATCTTTGGGTCTAATTCACCTTCTTCCGCCTTGCCTTGATATACCGGTATCTTATCATCTCTATATGACCTCATAAAGTCTATAGGTGCGTTCATTTTGTCAGTTATTACTTTAGTTATCATTATTCTATAAATACCTTACGACTAACATCGCCTGTCCAAATTTCTTTACCGGCTTCGCCTTTAAGTTCTCCTTGAATTTTCTTTCGTAAACTTTCAATATCATCTTTTAAAGTATTTGTTATACTTTGTGCGACTGCATCGCCACTAATTGTCTGACCATTACTATCAACAGAAAGACCACCATCTGCTAATGCTTCTATCGCATCTGCTAAACTTTTCAACATTCCTAATACACTCGATGTTGTTACTTTTTCACCATCAGGTAATCCTATCATTGTTTGTAAATAGTTCAACCCTCTTACTGCGGGTTGCATTGGTGCATTTGGTAGTGTACCACGATTTTTAGCATTACCAATTTTAATTACACCTTCATTACCATCTTTTACTTTTGGTGTAGTTATAAATATGTTTTTCATAGAATTTAAGTTTAAATGACCTGAAGACAACATAGATATATTACGATTTGAATGATTTGCACCTTTAGTGTAAATCATAATGTTATCAGAAGTAATTAACATTTTATTTGGCACATCAATTAATTCTTGTTTAAATGTACCACCTACATTTTGTGTTATTTCATTTACGTAGTTTATAATTCTTTGGTCGTTATTTAATACTGATTCTTCTTTTAATTTTAATCCAGGACTTACACTTGGTAAAAAATATATAGAACTACCATCAACGTTAGGGTCAAAGAAATTAGGCTCAGTAGGGTCTGCCGCTTGTACTTTATCTAAATCTACATTGTCATTTTTAGATAATTCTTCCATATCGTCACCGCCTCTACTTCTAAAATTATTTGCTATTCTTAGAGTAGGCTTTCCATAATTGTCACTAAGAACTAAAGCGTGACTATAACGACCTTGAACAACTACATCACCAGGTGTTACTTGAGTAGGAGGTATAGTAAAATTAGGACTATG